TGGATCATGTCGTTGTTTACCCACATAAGTAGCATAGAAACCACTTAAGGCTGGTAAGAATACAGCATAGTCTAGCTGCTTTGCGGTTAAATTATCAATTTCCATAAAATTTTACTCGATTAATTAGTTCGTAGTCTTGTTCGTAGTGTGTAACTAATTTTAACTTGATCTGACTGTTGCCGTCAACCATTGCGGCAACCCTATCTTTAATTAATCGATTACCTTGATTAATATTTGGCACATCAGGACAATTGTGACCATAACCATATTCACCTAACCAAAGTTTAATATTTGTTCTTAAATTTTGATCGACTTTTAAAAATGTGCATCTTTCTATATCAACATCTTGTAAAAAATAAGTTTGCAATTCTGTATGATCATCAACAGTTACTCGTTCAACTAATTTATGCAGTGTAAATTGCTGATTTGATTCTATACCCATGAATTGAGAAATACCACTAATCCACCGTTCAATTGGATCACGTAAGGTGATAAGGTAATGATCAGCAGTGACCAGACTATCGCTATGCGTAAAGCGGCCACCACTGAGCAAACATCCTTTAACAAAACTGCTGGCATTTTTTGGAATATGAATAAACGTAATTGATTTATCCTGATCATTCCAACACTCACCTAGAGTGTGTCCTAGGTGTGCCCATTTATCCATTACTTGCTCTGTGCTGGTAAGATGTAGTTGTAAGTCGCTAGTCCTGAATTAACAGTGATCTGTGCCGCACCTTCATCACTGATACTAAATTTCTTATCACCTGCTAGGTTTAAGATACTAATAACAGCATTAACTGGCCATGACCAATTTTTACTCAACGTACCCGTAACACCTGCTTGGAATACAAAATTACCTGCGTGACTGCTATGATCACCAAATGATAATTCTAAGTTACCGTTGTTGGTCTTAGCAGTGAAGTTTGCTTCTTCTGCATTGGCACTCGCTTGGAATTTAAGTCTTTGGATATTAGTCACTGTAGGTTCAAATTCAACATGCCATGTTACTGCTCGCATCTTAACTGTTTTAAGTTTGTCGTTAACAATCTCTGTGCTCATAAAACGATAATCGTTTTTAAAGTCGCCAGCGGCATTTTCAAAATGCAAGCCCACTGCTACCTGTTCGCCATTGCGATCTTGTTTGGTAATTGAAATTTTAGCATTGTCTTTGTATTCTGGAATACCTAAGATAGTGTTTAGTTTACCTAGATTTGGCATACCGAATGTGCCAATGAATTCTGCCACTGGTCCATTTAGTTTAGCCTGTACGATAACACTACGGTCTTCTGCTAGTGCTTCAATTGTGGTTTCTGTGTCTGTACCTGATACTTTAACTAGGTCGATAATGCCCAAGCCATAAGTGTTTTTAACGATGTCTAATAGATGGTCTCTCATTTAATTCTCCTTTGATAATTGATTATATATGATTTATTTAGATCTTGCAAGCGGTTCGATAAAATTATTTTGGTAATATTTGGGCCATAGCCTGCGCCGCTTTTACTGTTTTTAAAATGCCCGGTTTACGTATTTCTGCCCAACTAGCATGGGTATACCATTCCCCTTTTAAAGGAATATCTTTAAAATCAATAATTTCATATCCTATATTTAAACAAAGATTTTTTAATAAATCATTTTGAGCATAACTAATGTCCCTAGATTCTGCGATTCTAGCAATTGAATATATATCACAATTATTATAGCTAAACATAAAAACTCCGCCAGGACGTAATAGATCAAAAACTTGTCGTATATGTTGCTCGATTTTTTCAAGCGATAAGAAATTAAAATTTTCCCAACATAATACAAAACCAAATTGGTTCTGAGGTAATATCGAAAAATCTTCGTTGGTAATTTCGTATATTCTTAATCGGCTTTGATACAATTGTGGGTAATCTGCAATTAGTTCATTGTTCCATTCTAGATCATTATAGTAAGTTAGATATAATGGATCACCAGTCACCATACAATCAATCCATTTTTTAAATTTAGGATTTATTTGCATTGAAGGATAGTGCCAATCATTATATTTAATTATTGAAGCTGAAATTAAATGATCTATACTTTCATCAAACATTGATATAGAAGGAATGTTCATTACACTGAATTTTTTATAATATAAGTCATCATTGAATGAATAATTAACTAAATTATCTAATTCAGATTTAGTTTTTGCTTTTAAGGTAGCAATGAGTTGTTTCTCTTCCGATTTGATTTTTTTGTGTTCATCAATGATTTGTTGATATTCAGAGATCATTGATTTAAGATTTTTTTCAAATTCGGATGTATCATGAAGATCTTTTAATTTATCTTCAATTTTTAAAAGCTCATCCTTGTATTTTATTAATTCACTAAGCGTAGACATTATTCAAAACTAAACAAATTATCAAATGTTGTGGCTATCTGTGTGTTCTCAGCGATTTGCCATTTCAACACACCTAATAAGTTTTCTACTTTTTGATCTACGATTCCGGTTTCCATACTAGCGTCATCAAATGGCAGTTCTTTAAACCACGCAGGAATATGTGTTTCGTCTGTAGGATATCCTATACTAGTGTAACCCAATGGATTATCTTTGAGTTTACATACAACAGTTTTCATACCATCAACGATCGTCATGCTGTATTGATCACCCATCATACGTTTTAAGTTGTTCCAATTCATAGCCGCACGCACATGTCCTGGCATGTTGGCTTTGCCTAGACGTTCTTCTTCTTTGCTATACTTGGTCAAGTTGTTTACACGTTTAGGTGTACCCTTTTCCCAAGCAGGACGTTCAGTAAATAACAATTTAAAATCACGCACTTTGTCAATAATAGCATCACGCTCTGCGCCTGTTAATACTTCTAGCAATACGCTACTTAAGAAGTCTTGGATGACCTTGGGAGTGTCTGATCTCTTTAAGTCTAGGCCCATGGCTTTTACTTTACCTGGAGTGCCGTGACTATCTAAACGATGCCCTTCCATATCATAGATTAGGATAGCATAGCGTTTCTTTTTAATAAACAGACCTTTGAGCGACACACTTTCTCGACCACCTTTGATCAATTCACCTTGACGTCGTGGAGTATGGAAAGCCCGTTCACAGAATGCTGGAAAACTTTCATTGACCTGATCTGCGATGCTGTCATATAATCCTACTGCTATGTCTTTGTTCCATTCCATCTTACCTTCTTCTACATCTTTCTTAACCATTGGATACGCACTGAAGTAACATGAGTCTGTATCCCCATAGATAATCGCTTCACCGGTGTGGTCATATACGCCAGTGATACATTCATTTATGTATGCATCCATATGACGAGCGATAGTCCTACCAGTCAGTGTAGTTGACTGTCCGATACGTTTGTCAAAGAACCTACAACCTGGATTTAAGATAGCACCATACAGTGAGTTTAAGTTAATCTTCTTAACTAGTTGTCGCTTGTCCCAGAATGCGGTATCTTCATCAGTGACAGCTTCTTTCTTTTTAGACTGCATGTCTTGACGTTCAGCATACCAACGCTCTAGTAAGCCTGGGATAACACCTTTGCGTTCATTATTGAAAATAGTACCATTGGCACTGAGTATCCACGGTTTATTACTGTCAAAGATTAATCGCCAACAGTCTGCGGCACTTAGGATATCACTAGTACCATTGGCCCAGTCAATGGTAATCTCAGTACCCACTTCACCATTCATGACTGCGGTGTATTCTAAACTGCCGAACAAGTTTTCCCATGCGTCAGCAAAACTACTACCTGATGTTTGTTTTTCTTTGATATAGTGTTCGGTCATTGTTTGACGTAGTTGACCGACGATAGTTTCTGGACCCATGTTTAATGCACGAATAGCACTTGGATACAGTGAGTTAATATCAATAGCACCAATGTAGTCATGCATGCCCGCTTTAGGAGTCGCTACATAAGCACCAGCCGCTTGTGTGTCGAAACTTTCGTCACGATTACGATTTGGTACTACCATGTTCAATTGATGTGCTTCATTGATGATAGCCTGTTCAGTTACTGCTACAGCACCCATGGTAGTTTGTAGTAGCACTGTGTTATCATGCGCCAACTCATTAGCTAGATCTAAGAAGCGTAGTTTAGTATCTAGCTTGTGTAGCAATGCTGTGTCTTGACGATTGTATTCGATAAACTTAGCAAAGTCTTTGTTATACAATTGATCCAATGTGCCTTCATACTGTGTTTTACTTTCACCTAGTTCATATTCACTAATAGCATCTAAACTATAACTGTGTCGTTCTTCATAGGTGTATTTGCGATACAATTGCATATAGTCCATATGCACCCGACCAATCAAATCAAATGTCATATTAGCCGCACCAAAGCGTTCAAACTCACGTTGTTTAGGGAACTGTCCCCATAAACAGAATCTGCGTGTGTCATCTTTACTTAACACACGATTGGTACGTTGCACCATATAAGGAATATCAAAGCCTTCTGAGTTCCAACCTGACAGGATGTCAGCATCATCAATCAAATCTAAAAACGTTTTAAGTAGGTCTTCTTCACGTTCCATCAAGAAACAGTTGTCATATTGCTTGGCTATCTCTTCAGCAGTTTCCCAGCTCATTGACTTGGGTGGGATAACCATGGTCACTAGTTTGTCTAACCAATCTAAGTACACTGATACAGCAGTAATAGGATTGAACGGATCTTCTGGACGACTGAAACCTCTGACAGGGTCAAAGTCGACTTCAATGTCGAAGAATGCTGTTTGTAGTTTTGGAGACTTCTGCCCTAGATAATTTTCTTCAAGACAACGGAACACGGGATTGATATCACTTTCCCAGATACGTTTACCTGAATTGATTTTAACTTCTTTGTGGAACTCTTTACCTATGCGTGTGCTGAAACGTGACACTGGCGTGTCATATATAGTGCGGAATTTACCGCGAGGATCATCGTAATAAAAAGTATAGTTGGCAGGATATTCTTTATACTCTCTCTGGCCATTTACTCGTTCTACGATATATATGCGATCTTTATTTCGATCAAATAGTGCGTCTACGTAACTCATCTTTTTCCTTTTTGTGCGACTTCTAGCTCACACACACTCTTCATGCCCGGGTGGGCGTTTTATTAATTATAACACTAATACTCTGTAAAATCCTATACCATCAATGATAAAAAGCGTCATAGTAGTCATCAATAGCCCAAAACTGCCACGACTGATACTGGTAAACATGCTGATAGTTAATGCTACAAATATGATTGGGTAAACAACCAACCAATCAGTATAAGGCACTGTTAGACTAACCGACAATGCTATTACTATGTTTAATAACCAATTACATATTTCTAAACATAATCTAACGGGATGGCTATGCCAATCTCTTTTGACAAAATTCCATGTCGCGTGCCAATCGATCAAACCGTGCGACCAACTGTTTCAAGAATGTCTTGAACTGTTTCGTGATCAGCATTAGTTTCGGTTAGTTTAGATTTTTGAGCGATCTTAATCGCTTTTTTGAGCAAACTAGGTTTAATTTCTAATTCTTCTGCTACTGCTTTAACAGTATCGTTTAGACCTGCTGACAGATCTTCTACTTCTTGTAATACAGCAATACCTTCATTGATTAATTGTGTTAATTTGGCTTTTTGCTCGCCTGAAAACATTTTTGATGCCATGATGTGGCTCTCCTTGGTTGAAAAATATATTATACTATAATTATATATGCGTGTCTACGAGTTTGTTAATTTATTCTGCATTTTCTGAGTATTTTGGTAGCAGTTTGGAATTGATAAGCTAGATCGTCAAACAACTCTTCTGGTGGACGTTCAGCGTAGGCTCTTGACACGTAAGCCATTTGTCCCATATCAGCATAATAAATTTCGGTAGGCCAACGTGGACGACCCCATTCCATGCTGTTGATTAACAAGCATTCATCACCTACATTTTTGAGTAATTCTTTTTTAGCTTTTACGGGGAGATTGACACTAGTTAGTAGTTTAACACCTACAGGAACTGTGTTAACATTTGGTTTGTCTAGATAGTGTGCGAATAGGTGTACTATGTATGCTTCTACTTCGTGTGCCAAATTAATTGTAAGTTCGCACTCTGCTCTGCGAACGATATCATACGACTCTCTAACGTAGATATCCCAATTGGTCATTTACATTACCACTTACGGCAAGACCAATATCTGGCTTTAGTACGCGGTCCTGGATTATCACAGTTATGACGGGCACGGAATGATTTCCTGCGGGCTGGAATATATTTTTTGATACGCATATTAGGATCACCAAAGTTTACTTTTTTGATGTTGCCAGTCTTAGGATCTTTAACATAAACCTTAAATTTCTTAACATCGCCACGCATAGGCTTACCAAGAGGTACTTTGC